ATATGAAGTTCATGTTCAACTTCACGGTGGTATAGCTAAATCAGGTGGAGGTGCAGTAACTGCTACACTTACTGGTATAGTTGTAACAGTACAAGGAAGTAGTTAATAGTATAATAAGGAGAAAATAAAATGTTAAAAGATTTTGATGAAATAATAGAAGTAACACTACACCACGAGGGTGGATATGTTCACGATCCAAAGGATTTAGGCGGAGAGACTAACTTCGGTATAGCAAAACGGTTCTATCCCGATGAGGATATAGAAAATTTAACAAAAGATAGAGCTAAAGATATTTATAAACAAGACTATTGGGATAAGAACAAGGTTGATGATATGCCCGATCAACTTAAACATATTTATTTCGATATGTGTGTGAATCAAGGTAGGGGAACTGCTGTCAAGATATTACAGAGAACCTGTAATGCAAAGGGTAAGGACTTAAAGGTTGATGGTGGTTTAGGGCCAATGACGCTTGGAGCTATTAAAGATGTTAATCCGTCTTTACAAAGGGTTCGTTGTTATCGGTTAAAACATTATTACGATTTGGTAAATAGAAAACCAGAACAAGAGAGGTTTCTATTTGGTTGGTATCGTAGAACTATGGAAGTGTAAATGAATAAACTTACGGAATTTTTGACAAAACCATTTTTAGAAGAGGGAGTAAATGATCCTGGTATCTTCAAGGCTATCTTTTTAGCAGGAGGCCCTGGTAGTGGTAAATCTTATGTGGCTCAACAATTATTTGGTATACCTGAAAGGGTAAATATATCGATTTCAGGTTTAAAAATGGTGAATCAGGATAAAGAACTTGAAACTTTATTGAAAAAATATTATGGTAGTGTGGATTTAGGTAACATGCCAGATGAATTATTTGCTGATTTAACAGGTGCAGATAAAACAGGTAAACCTGTAGATTATGATACAAGTGGTTTGAGAAAGTATGCCAAAGCTTTAAGTGTGGAACGATTGAGAATCTACACCGAGGGTAGGCTGGGTGTGATAATAGATGGCACGGGTCATAAATTTAAATCAATTATGAAAAAGAAAGGTAAGTTAGAAGATTTGGGTTATAACTGTTTTATGGTATTTGTCAACACAAGTTTAGAAATAGCACTGCGAAGAAATGAACAAAGGGATCGAGCTTTACCTGAAAATATTGTGAGAAAGGCTTGGCAGAAGGTTCAGGATAATAAAAAATATTTTCGTAATGTTTTTGGTGGTAATGTTTTTTTCTTAGAAGTAAATAATGATAGATTTTTATCACCAGTAGAAGCTAGAAAGAATTTTGATATGTTGGCTAAAAAAGGTCTTAATAAATTTTTAAAGATTGGACATGGTAAAACTGCTGAAGAATGGATTAAAAGACAAAAACAGATTAAAAAGATAGGTATAAAAAATTTAGCAAAGAAAGCTAAAATGGCTGAAAGTATAAATATACCTGTAGAAATAGGTGATACCGTAAGAATGGGTAAGTTTAAAAATAAAAAGGTTGTGGTTAAATCCGTTGATTGGAATGAAAAGGGTGATTTGCTCATCAATGGCAGACCGGCTCTTAAATTTAGAATTACTAAAAAAGATGAAGCTGCTAGGAAACCAAGAAAAAAAGGACAACACCGTGGTTCATCATCCCATTCAGATTTATACACGGATGAAAATCCAAAGGGAACTATCAAAGGATTGAAGTTTGCCACAGTAAAGGATGCTCAAGCTTCTGTAAGTAAGATAAATGGAAGTGGTAAATCACACGCACACAAGATTCAAGCTGCTGTTGCTATGGAACAGAGAGCTAGAGAGATGGGTAAGAGTTCACAGGCTGCAGTATATCGTGCTTACATCAATAAGATGAAGAAGAAAACCAAAGAGAAAAATGAAGATGCTGTACCATCACCGAGTCGTAAGATGGTAAAGAAGATGAAGAAGAAAGGTAATACCTCAGTTCCTTATGGTAGTGGTTATAAGAAAGTAAATGAACAAAAAGAAATCAAAAAAACAATTGGTGTATTCGGTGGTAGATTCCAACCATTTCATTCAGGCCATCTAGCAACATACAGGTGGTTATCCAAACAGGTGGATGAAGCTTATATAACAACATCAAATATTAAACAACCACCAAGACACCCAATGAACTTTAAAGAAAAAGTCAGACACATGGTAAAGATGGGTATTCCAAAAAATCGTATCGTTGAAGAAAAATCACCTTATGTAGCTAAGAATCTATTAAACAAATTTAATTCAGATACCACGGCAGTAGTTTATGCATTTGGTCAAAAGGATGCTGGTAGGTTAAAAGCTGGCAAGGGTAAGTATTTTCAAGACTATAAAAAAAGTAAGGGTAATATCAATGGATATGAAGAGAATGGATATTTTATTACAGCACCACAATTTGGTAATGTAAGTGGTACACAAACACGACAGCTATTAGGTAATCCCAAAATAGATGATAGTGAAAGACAAAAATTATTTAAGAAGGCTTTTGGTTATTTTGATGACGGTGTATATCAGATGATGACCAATAAGTTTAAAAAGTTATTTGAAGAATTTAAATTAACAGTTGATTTAATTGAAGAGTTTTTACTAGATATAGACATTACTAAAATTATACAAGAGGCATCAACAAACGCAGCATCATCAACAGCACGAGGAGTTGCTGCGGGCAGTCCTGCAGATGATGGGCCTGGAACTTTTTATAAAGACTTGTCAGATTATTATAGAGTTTCAAGTGGTAATCAACCTGAATTTATGGAAAAAACTGGTTGGAGTATTGTTAATTATTTGATCAGCGATAAAACCAAAGATCGTTACGATCCCGAATATGATCCAACTCTAATTGACGATCCCATATCAAGTGTTTCATTTCGTAGAGCTGGTTCAATAGCTGGAACACAAGATGCAGAACTTAAACATAAAAATAGGTTACAGAGTATTATTGATAGAGTTGGTGGAGAAATAATTAAATGGATGGGTTTTGATGGTAAAGGTCATAAAATATCAGCTAAACCAAACGATGAATACGGTAGAGGTAAAACTGGATGGGCTTGGTCTGGTACTAAGGGTAAAACAGGTAAGTTAACTAAACAAAAACAATTTAGTTTTACTCCTAATATTAAAGAAAGAATTAATTTAAACGATGAGGTTAATTTGTTAATAGAAGGTGGAGCTTATGGACATCTGAATCATCCGTTTGACGATAAAAATCTTACATTTTCAGATTTTAAGACACTAATTATTAATACATTACAAGGTAATCTTGATAGTGAAGGAGTGGTTACAGAAAAAACAGATGGACAGAATATAATGATAAGTTGGAAAAATAATAAACTTATTGCTGCTCGTAATAAAGGACATATTAAAAATCATGGAGCTAATGCTTTAGATTTGAGTGGAATAAAAAATATGTTTGCAGGCAGGGGAGATTTGGAAGTTGCATTTGTAGAAGCAATATCTGATTTACAAAAAGCTATCAAGCGTTTAAATAAAAAACAAAGAGATAAGATATTTGCAGAGGGTAAGAAATTTATGTCGTTAGAGGTTATTTATCCAAAGACAGCAAATGTAATACCATATGATAGGTCATTATTACAATTTCATGGTACGATAGAGTATGATTCAGCTGGTTCTCCTATTGGAGAGGATAGAGGAAGTGCACGAGTGTTGGCTGGTATGATAAAACAGATAAATCAAAATATACAAAAAACTTATAGTATTACAAAACCATTTATTACTAATCTACCAAAGGTTACAGACTTTGCAAAGAAACAAAGTTATTTCTTAGGTAAATTAAATAAATTACAAAGTGAATATCAAATGAGTGATAACGATACACTAGCAGATTATCATCAAGCATATTGGATGGAGTATATTAATAATGGTGCTAGAAATACGGATTATAAAAATCCATCAAATGATGTTCTTATGAAACTAACTAAAAGATGGGCTTTCTTTGATAAATCATATAAGATACCACAGATTAAAAAAGATTTAAAAGAATATCCTAAATTTTTAGATTGGGTATTAAGTACCGATAAAATGGATCATGCTAAATTACAAAAACAACATATAAGAGATTGGGAAGTTCTTTTCTTTGAACTAGGAGCTGAAATACTTTCCAACCTTAGTGATTTTATAGCAGCAAATCCATCTAAATCAGCACAACAAATTCGTAAGGATTTGAAAACTGCTATCAATAAGGTTAAAAAATCTAAAGACCCTAAAGTATTAACTACTTTAAAAACTCAATTGGATAGATTAAATGCTATCGGTGGGTTAAAAGCTGTTGTACCAAGTGAAGGAATCACCTTTGTATATAAGGGAAAATTATATAAATATACTGGTGCTTTTGCACCGGCTAATCAAATACTAGGAATGTTAAAATTCGTATAGGAGTAAGTATGAGTGGGTATAGTAAAGACGCAGTAAGACAAAACAAAGCATTACAAGATATACTAGAGGGTGGTACACCAGATAGTAGAATATTTGTAGCTAATGCCGATCCAAAATTTCAAAAAAAACTAAAAGCAGAAAAAGATGCTGATAGGAAAAGAATAGAAGAGAAATTTGAAGCTACCAAAGGAGCTAGGATGCCATGGTTCTGTCCAAAGTGTGATAAGATAATGAAAAAACGATTGGATAATAAAATGTGGATTTTACACAACAACTGTTTTGATTGTCAATTGAAAATTGAAAACAAAATGAGAATGGATGGAACTTATAATGAATGGGAAAAGAAAAAAGTCCAGGCTAATATACTCTCATGGGTAAAAGAACAAAAAGAATCAATTATAGAATTTAAAAAACAAAAAACTCCTGAGTTCTACCAACAACTTAGACCAGATGGTTACTCGGTTGATAAGGAAAAATGGAGTTTAAATGAAGATAAAATTATAGAACAAGCGGATGAGGCGTTAGAACATCTTCAAAAAATAGAAGATTCTTTAAAATAGTATATTTATATATAGGATATTAACAATGATTTTAGACGAACACATATACGCGGTGTATGGTAAGGATTTAAAAAACTTTATGTATTTACTAAGTAAATTAAAAAGTATAGCAATCAGATTTTCAGAAATGAATGAACTTGATATTAAGGAAACTTCAAGAGAGTATGATGATTTTATAAGTGATCTATTGAATGCTCCAATTTTTAAAAATGTAAATATTTTAGATTTAGAAAGAGAATTTTCTTTCTATGAATTATTAAAAAGTGCCGAAATAAGTAAAAATGGGAGAAATTAAATGGCAACAATAACACATGGTAGTAATAAAAGAACTGATGTATCTAGTAGGTCAACACCAAAGTTTAAGGAAGATGCAAAATTTAGTAAAGTTCATACTGTGACCATAGCTGCATCTGGTGGTATAACATATTTAACTGGTTCCTTAGCTGGGCCTAGTGGATTTATCATCAAGACAGCAGGTCAAGGAGTATTGACTGCAACAGATGGTGGAGATTTAACTGCATCCGATCTAACAGCTAAAGAATTATATGAAATAGGATTAAAAGAAATTAGTGGTAGTTGCACGGTAAATGTAGTATACTAATATGGATCGAAATCAAAACGGACAATTAAAAGATGTAATAAAACAAGAGTACATAAAAAGTGCTTCTGATCCTATTTACTTCTTGAAAAAATATTGTTTCATACAACATCCAATGAAAGGTAAGATACCATTTCACTTGTATGATTTTCAAGAAAAAACAATAGAAGATTTTATGCAACATCGTTTTAATGTTATTTTGAAAGCACGACAACTTGGTATATCCACAATTACTGCTGGGTATTCTTTATGGATGATGACATTTCATCAAGATAAAAATATATTAGTTATAGCCACAAAACAAGAAACAGCAAAAAATCTCGTAACTAAAGTTCGAGTGATGCATGCAAATCTCCCTAGTTGGTTAAAACAAAAATGTACAGAAGATAATAAACTAAGTTTGAGTTATAAAAATGGTTCACAGATTAAAGCAGTGTCTAGTGGTGAGGATGCAGGTCGTTCAGAAGCTCTATCTTTATTAGTATTAGATGAAGCTGCATTCATTGATAGGATAGATACAATATGGGCAGCTGCCTCACAGACGTTATCAACTGGTGGTCAATGTATTGCACTTTCCACACCAAATGGTGTTGGTAATTGGTTTCATAAAACTTGGATGGATGCAGAGGATGGTTTAAATGATTTTAATTTTATTAAATTATTTTGGGATTTACATCCAGATAGAGGTCAAGAGTGGAGAGATGAACAAGATAAATTACTTGGGCCTACATTAGCTGCTCAAGAATGTGATTGTGACTTCATCACGTCTGGTCAATCTGTTGTTGATGGTGTTATACTAGAAGAGTATAGAACTAAACACGTAAAAGACCCAATTGAAAAACGAGGTGTTGATAGTAATATTTGGATATGGGAGCCACCAAATTATACAAAGGATTATATAGTATGTGCTGATGTTAGTCGTGGAGATTCAACAGACTATTCAGCTTTTCATGTCATAGAAATAGAAAGTCTTGAGCAGGTAGCAGAATACAAGGGTAGATTGTCCACGAGAGACTATGGAAATCTATTAACAAATATTTCAATCGAATACAACAATGCCTTACTAGTTATAGAGAACAACAATATTGGTTGGGCTGCTATACAGCAAGTCATTGATAGGAATTATGAAAATTTATTTTACATGAGTAAGGATTTACAAATAGTTGATACTCAAAAACACATAAATAATAAAATTAATAGAACTGAAAAACAATTAGTACCTGGATTTACTGTAACACAAAAAACAAGACCATTAATTGTAGCTAAATTAGAAGAATTTTTTAGAGAAAAATCCGTGATGGTTCGTTCAAATAGGTTAATTGATGAACTTTTTGTATTTATATATAACAATAACAGAGCAGAAGCAATGAGAGGGTATAATGATGACTTGGTAATGGCTTACGCTATGGGATTATGGATACGAGAGACTGCTTTACGGTTGAGAGCTGAGGGTATAGAATTACAAAAAAAGGCTATGGGTGGTATAACTTCAAATCAAGGTGTTTATATACCAAAAAACAATCAAAATGGTGAATGGACTTGGGAAATAGGAAAAGAAAAGGAATCATTGGAATGGTTAATTTAATAACAAGAGGACAAAATGGCTGATACAAGTTTAAGATCAAGATTATTAAGACTTTTTTCTACAAATGTAATTGTAAGAAATGTCGGAGGTAAAAAATTAAAAGTAGCCGATACAAGTCGTATACAATCTATTGCAAAAAGTAATCTAGTGGATAGATATCAAAAGATATTTACTGGAGTTGGAATGAGTGGTTATTCCGATGCATTACTTGCAAAATCAATGAGGTTAAATCTATTTAAAGACTACGAGACAATGGATAGTGATGCTATAATATCAAGTGCACTTGATATATACGCAGATGAATCAACGATGAAATCAGAATATGGTGAAGTTTTAGAAATAAAAACTGATAACAATCAAGTAAAGGATATTCTACACAATTTATTTTATGATATTATAAATATAGAATTTAATCTATGGCCTTGGGTAAGGAATATGTGTAAATATGGTGATTTCTTTTTAAAATTAGAAATAAATGACAAGTATGGTATCACCAATGTAATTCCATTACCAGTTTATGATATTTCTAGGATAGAGGGTTTAGACCCTGAGAATCCAGAGTATGTAAAATATTTATTAGAACACACAACTACTGGAGAACAAGCAAGGTATAAAAGTGATCAATCTTCTTCAAAAGAGGAATTAGAAAACTATGAAGTTGCACATTTCAGACTATTATCAGATTCCAACTATCTACCATATGGAAAATCACAAGTTGAAGGTGCTCGTAAGATTTTTAAACAATTAACTCTTATGGAGGATGCTATGTTGATTCATAGAATCATGAGAGCACCAGAAAAAAGAATATTTAAATTAGATATTGGTAACATACCACCAGCTGAAGTTGATAACTATATGCAACAAGTAATCAATAAGATGAAGAAAGCTCCAGTAGTAGATGAAGCTACTGGTGATTACAATCTAAAATACAATATGCAGAACATAACAGAGGATTTTTTCCTACCAGTAAGAGGTGGTGATAGTGGTACAGGTATTGATTCACTTCCAGGCTTAACATATGAAGCCACAGAGGACATTGAATATCTTAAAAATAAATTATTAGCTTCTTTGAGAATACCAAAAGCTTTTCTTGGTTACGAAGAGGGTATTGGTTCAAAAGCAACCCTAGCTGCTGAGGATGTTAGGTTTGCAAGAACGATTGAAAGAATACAGAGAATAACACTATCGGAATTAACTAAGATAGCTATCGTACACTTGTACTCACAAGGATATCAGGATGCTGACTTGGTTAATTTTGAATTAAGTCTTACAAATCCATCTACAATATATGAGACAGAAAAAATTGAACTTTGGAATAATAAAACTTCCCTAGCAGCGTCAATGTTACAAGATGGTATAGTGTCAACGGAATGGATATATAAAAATATATTTAAATTTTCTGATGAGGAAATTGCAAACGAAAATCAACAGATAGCAAATGACTATAAACAGAAGTTTCGTAGGTCACAAATTGAAACAGAAGGTAATGATCCTGTTAAGAGTGGTGAATC